GAGTCCGTCTCGTGGGCTCGGAGATGTGTATAAGAGACAGATATAGTAGTTAATGGTGTACCACAAACAGTTTCTCAGGAAGTAAAGGGTAAACCTTCAGTAATAAAAGAAACTATTATCCAAGAAGATTCTCCGTATATAGAACAGTCCCCTGAGTTATTCGGGGAAAAAGAATTTGATTGTGAAGTATCTGAACTACAAGATTATGGCAAAGTAAAATATTATAGATGTGATTACGGTAAGATTAGAATACCTGAAAATGCTATATATTACGATGATGATAATTAAAAAGGAAATAAATGGAAAAATTACTAATACAAGAGTGGGGTATAGTGGGGATATTAATTACGCTTTTTGCTGGTCAAATTATGTTCCTCCAGAAAACTTTAATGAAAAAATTACACGAAACAGATGATAAAGTAATTGCTTTAATTAATAGATGGAATCGTTCCGATGAAATCTCATTAAGACATAGAGAAGATATTGTAAAAGAGTTAAATGATGTTACTGATGACTTGAATTTTATAAAAGGAAGGCTAAATGGTAAAGGGCAATGAAAGTGAATGAGTATAGAGATGAAATGCACAGTTTACTTGTACAAGTTTCTACGAGACAAGAAGAAGTAGTGCATAGAATTGGCAGGATTGAGAAACATCTTGAAAGAATTAATGGAAAAGTGGCTCAACATGAGGCATCATTGATAAGAATAAAAACAATCGGAATGATAGGAGTATTTATTATTCCAATAACAATTAACGTAGTAATGAGGTTATTATGATAGGTAAAATGATTATGGATTATTTATTTAATGGAGATAATAAAGCAAAGATTGTCTCTGAATTAAATAAAAATATTAATATTCCAATAATTAATGAGAAGACTGAAGAAAAGATTATTGAAGCCATCTATGAAGTTTTTGAAAACGTCATGGGTGAAGTAATAGGAAAAAAGTGACATTCGCTCAAATCATACCTGAAGTTCTAAAGCGAGAGGGTGGATATGTAAATGACCCTGACGATAGGGGCGGTGAAACTCGCTTTGGTATTTCTAAGCGTTCTTATCCAGATGTAAATATAAAAGAACTAACTGTAGAGAAAGCAGTTAATATCTATTTAAAAGACTACTGGATTCCATCTAAAGCAGAGAAACTGCCAGAAGATATTAGAGCAGACTATTTTGATGCTGTAGTTAATCATGGGCAAGGTAATGCGGTTAAGATACTGCAACGTGCTGTGAACTCCACAGGAAGCCCAAAACTGTCTATAGACGGAAGGATTGGTAGAAATACGATAAGAGAGTCAAAGAGAATAAAAAAGTCCCGATTTCAGGCATTTAGAGCTTTATTTTATTCACAAATTGTTAATAAGAATCAATCTCAAGAGAAGTATTGGTATGGTTGGTTTAAAAGAGCAATCAATGAAGAATAATGATTACTCTATTGTATAAGAAAGATATAATGCTTATATTAAAACAAATTAAACTAAAGGAACAATATGGCAACTTACGCAACAAATAGAGACTTAAAAGACGTATTTCCAGATATTGATTCTTTTGATACTAAAACTACTTTATATGGATGGGTAGTAGATTCAGGTAGTCGTTATAAAGCAGAGAACTGTGGTTTAATAACACAATTATTTGCAAATGGAGAAAATCTAGGAAACGCTGAATCTAGCTCTGCCAATGTCTCAGCAAACGGAGAATGGTATTATACAGATGATGTGTGCTACTATTATAATTCTACCGCTAATCCAAATGATATTTTAATGGAATCAGGTGAAGATTGGGGAGATATCCGTACAAGATATTTACTTAATTCATCTAAATATTTAGATTCCATGTTAGATGGTAAACTACCAAGAGAACAATTTAAAGACCAAGATGGTAATTATGATTATATCATAGTTCGTACTACTGCTTTATTAGCGTGTAGTTTTTTAATTCGTGCAGCACAACCTACATCTGAAATAGCAGATGCTTTATTTTTAGAAGCAAACACAAACATAGCTTCGTTAAATGATGGAAGCACAAAACTATCTTGGCAAACAACTGGCGATGCCTCAATGGGGGTTATACGAGAAGGCTCTGTCTCAGGAAGCCTAAGAGTAATAGATACAAGAGGTGCATATGCTGGTATCTATGATAGAATAGGTGTAAAGATAACCACTGCTGGAGTAATAGGTACTGCTGTTTATTCTTATTGGGCTGGAGATTCAGATAGGGTAGGCTCAGAAAGAATGAATCAAAGTGAGGCTGCATCTTATTCAGATACTATTAATGGTAATTATCAACCTGTAGGTAATGGGTTATATATTAGGTTTGCTGGTGATACTGGTGACTCTGCTACAATTAATGACTATTGGGAAATAGAAGTTGTAGGTAAAAATGAAACAGCAGATTTAGGTTATCCACGTTCTATGAGAGTTACTCGTAGATGATAACTTTCACTAATATATGGGAAGATAAAATATTAGACCCTATAAGGTCATTCTTAAATACAGAATTTGCTGGGACAATACCTATTTATACAGGTGATTTTAAAGATATGGGAAGCCAATCTATTAGATTAAGTCCAATAGGTTCTGATTCTATTGATAGAATGGCAAGTGCAGAATTAAGAGAATACATTATTGATGTATCATATACGTTTAAAGAAAAAAATATTAAGAAGGATACTTGGGAACATATCCTAAGACAAGTATCCAGAATAGAAGCTCTATTCTTCAGCAACATGAATAATACATTTATTGATGGATTATTAGAAGAAGCTCGAATCAATGAAAAGACAGAAGAAGAGGAAGTAATTGAAGGGTTGAATGTTGTTAGATGGGAATGGAGAGGTAAATTCTTAGGTAACATAACATAGGAAAGTAACAAGGATTACTATGAAAGTTAAAATAAAAGATGTAGGCACTTCTCTGCCTAATGCTTGGAAATCTTGTGGGGTTTCTCAAGAGGAATGGGAAGAATTAAAATCAGGGAAAGAAGTAGAACTATCTACAGTCCCAGAATATATAGAACACTTGGTTGAGATGAAAGTATCTCCATCCAAAGAAAAACAAGGAGATAAATAATGTCAGCTAAAGCATTTTCACCAAAAGAATGGAAAGCATTCATAGCAACAGATACAACTCTTGCAGGGTCAACTGGTATTGCAGGAACTATGTATCAATTAGATGTAGATTCTATCGGGATGCCATCATTAAATGTGAATCAAAAATTAGATGTACGAAGTGGTGCATCAAGAACCTTTAAAGATGAAGATTTCTTTCAAGATAATATAATGAGAGTAGTTGAAATCTCTTTATCAGGTACACTTCATAACGATGCTGGGCATAAATTGCTCTTACAAAATATCTCTGGGGATGTATCTGGGGATGTAGCAATCACGACTGGAGCAGTTTCTCAAAAATATGGGGTAGCTGTAACTGACACTGCTTCATCATTAACATTTGTTATGAAACCATCTGATGTTACAGACCAAAAAGGAATGGAATTTTTTGGCTGTGTTGTAACTTCGTTTTCAATAACAGCAGAAGCTGGTACAGACGGTGGACAGTATAAATGGTCTGCTACTCTACAGACAGGTAAGAAGCCTGACTTAACTAATGCTACAGCTATTGGCACAGAAACAGCTTATGCTAACACTACTATACCAAAATTATCCGATTCAACTGGGCATAAAGTATTTGATGCCTCTGTTATTATGTCATCATTTACTACAGCAATAGAGAGTCCAGCAGTATTTACTGGTGTGGCTTCAGATGGTTATCAAGTAGTTAGTCGTGGTGCAGAAATAGCAGTCACAGTAGATACGCAAGTTAAGTATGATGATAATACAGATGAATTTATTAGTGTTTTTGATAATCAATCAGCAGCAAATACTGCTAATACATTTTTAATTGTTAATAGTGCAAACTTTGGTGTGCATATTGATAATGGTGTATTCACTAACGTAGCCTTATCAGAGGGTGATTTAATGATGCTTGATTGCTCAATGAAATCAGTAGATGACGGTACAGACCCATTAGTAACATTTGATATAGCTTAATGAAAGATTTTAAATTATCAAATCAATCTGTAAAAATCAAAGAAATGTCAGTAGATGATATTGACTTTTGCAATGATGTACCACAGATGAAATATGAAAATGACAAAGTAGTAAGTATTACTAATCTTTCTCAGGCTAGAACAGCATGGATTCGCAGAGGAGTTGAAGGTGCAGATGATAAATTTATTAAGTCTCTTTCCGAAGATGACAAAAATAAGCTGTCATTGGCTGTACAGGAATATCAACGCTTGGGGGAATAGAATCCCTCACTCTGGAATTAAACTTCCTCATAGAAGAAAGATGTGAGGGGTGCAGATTTCATATGTACCCTTACGAGGCTCAAGTACCTGTCTTAATTGATGGGAGTTATCCTATGCAAACCTTTACCTCAGATAAAGATGTATGGGATGTAATAGACCTCGTTGTTGAGGAAACTAAAGAAGCGAATGAAAAGGGTGGTACTTTCAATATTGCTGAGTCAATAATGGCACAACTACCCTTCTTTGCTTGTCAAAACTTATTCCTGACCAAAGAATCCCAGAAAGATATTTCCAGATTTGTGTACTCAAAAGATTTTGGCATATCACCCTATAAAGGTAGTTATGGAGAGCAACCTTCAAAGTGGGTAGAAAAATCATTTGTACTAAAGAATACAATAGAAAGACAAAAGTCGAAAGCAATTAATTATGGCAAAAATTCCTGATATAAAAATTAAATTTAGAGCTGATGGGCAACCAGCTTTAAAAAGAGCGATTGATTCCCTAAACCGCTCAACTAAAGCACTTATAAATTCACAAGCTAAAATTGTAGCTAGCAATACAAGACAAAACCACTCTAATAAAAAGCTTGGGGATGGGATTTTAGGTTTAAACGGTAAGCAACGCCTTCTTAATAATTCATTCGCTACACTAAGGTCAAAAATGCTACTTGCCTCATTTGCTACTGGCATTTTTACAATGACTATTGGTAAATTAGTTAAATCCCAAAAAGAGCAAGAAAAAGCAGAGAAAAAGCTTTCACAGGCATTAAAATCTACAGGGCATTCTGCTGGACTTTCTCATAAACAATTATTACTAATGGCATCTGGACTGCAATCTGTTACCACGCATGGTGATGAGGCGATTATTGGGGTACAGTCCTTAATGCTTACTTTTACAAATATTAATAAGGAAGTATTCCCACAAGCTCTTGAGTCTATTCTTAATGTGTCAGATGCAATGGGGCAAGACCTAAAGCAATCAACTATACAAATTGGGAAAGCCTTAAATGACCCTATACAGGGAATGTCTGCTTTACGAAGAATTGGAATACAGCTTTCAGAGACACAGAAACAACAAGTTACTCAATTTATGGCTGTCAACGATGTTGCTTCTGCTCAAAAAATTATTATAGAGGAATTAGATGCACAATTTGGTGGGATGGCGAGGTCTACAAGATTAACATTAGCAGGGAGTCTTACTGCTTTAGGTAACGCTTGGGGGGATGCGTTAGAAAGAATGGGTGAAACTTTAACTCCATTTATATCAACCCTTGCTGATGCACTCAAAGGTCTTACATCAATTATGATGAGTGAAGGTGAAAGACAATTACAATTTTTAGAAGAAATAGGGGCAAGTGAAGAAACTCTCCAAATTGCCAGAATAAGATTACTAAAAGAAGAAACCCAAGAGAGAGCAAATGCTATTGATGGTCTTGATATTGACCTGAATAAACATGAAACTCTTATAGAGGTTTATCAAGCTGAAGAAACAAGATTAGTGGCATTACGAGATAATTTAAAACTAGAGAATAAAGCATTAGATGAATCATCACAGAAACTCTTAGGTATTGCAGTAGACTCCGAAAGTTTTAATAATGCATTAGAGGCTTTAGGAAATCAAACTCTTCTTGCATCTATGGCAATGGGGGGTATGTCAGTACAAGCAGGGGACTTCATAGCTCTTCAAAAGGATGCAACTGCAAAGGCTGCTCAAGATGTTCTTACAAAAAAAGAACAAGCTGAGAGTACCCAAGAGGCAGTTGATAAACAGATTGCTTTCAATATTGCATTAGGTGACTATCTTAGGTCGCTTGGGTTGCTTCCTGATTTTGTAACTAAAAGCACTGAGGAAACGATGGCACTGATAAAAATAGCAGATATCGCCAAGCTTGCTATGAGTGCATTCGGTGATGCTCTTGTTCCTGGTGCTGATGTTGGTGACTCTTTTAGAAAATTCATCAATGGATACCTAAGTCTAATCCAATCGGTTATAATAGCTTCAGGTGCGATGTCTAAAGCGTTAAGCATGGCTTGGGTTCCTGGACTAGGAGTTGCAGCTTCTATCGCAGCATTAGCAGCATTAGAGGTGGCTAAAGCTGGTGTACAAAATGTGAAGTTTGCAGAACATGGGTTTAATGGGTTCGTTAATGAACCTACTTTATTTATGACTGGTGAAGGGAATAAAAGAGAGCATGTTTCTATTACACCTTTAGAATCACCGAATCTTAATGGTGCTAGCGGCTCAACTACAAATGTCTATATACAAGGCGGAGTTGTACAAGAAGATTATATTAGAAATGAATTAATCCCTGCAATTAATAGAAGCGGAGTAAGGGTTGCTTAGTTTTAACGATAATCTTTCAAATCAGTTAAATAAAGCTAATACATCTTGTTACTGGTTTTTAAAATTATACTATGGGAATGAGTCTACATTTACTGGGTTATCTGATAAAAATAGAACAATATCTAGCGTAAATTATTATGGATTAGTATCTAGTTGGGGGACTCTTAATTTTAACCTTGACCCTGAAAATTTTATAACTAACCAGAATATTTGGTCTATTAATCTTATAAATACTTTTAATTCAATTAATGGCGGCAGATTTAGTGACTTATTTAGCTCTAATAATTATGATAATAGAAAATGGGAACTATATGCTAATGATGACAACTTAAGTGATTCTGATTCAGAGATAATTGCTTCTGGTACAATTAGTGGAGATTTTAAACATAATGAAAAAGCTATGACACTTAGATTGCAATCATTTAATTCTAAGTATAATTCTGAAGTGCCAAATTCTAGTATAGCTCAAGGTTCATATCAAAATGCACCTCCTAAAAATAGAGGGCTTGCTATACCAATGCTTTATGGCGATTTTAGTATAGATACTACTTACCCTGCACCATTAGACCAATATGTTTCATCTGTAAAAGTGCCTGCTGTAGTTGTAGACCAGTATAATCACTCAACTGGCAACGTGGAGATAAAACCAGATTCCGTAGCATTACACACACTATACACTAAAAATTTATATCATTATAATGATGGGCTTTATTCTGCTTGTGAAAATACTAATGTCACAGTCACTGCTAGTACTCCAGTAATAAAATTTAGTGGTAGAGACTTTTTTGCATATCAACCTTTAACTGGGCAGCAAGCTGCTATAGATAGAGAGCCATAATGTTATATGACAGTTCAGTAGTAGCCACTTTAGAGACTAAAGCTGGTAACGGTTGGGTAGACACATTAACTTTAGGTATCCCTCAATTAGATGCTTTAGGTTTAATTTCAAATGTTAAATTGATATTTAATTGGGAAATGGATGGTGCTAATGCACCTAATACAGCTTATGGAGTTAATGCTTTCGGGGCTGGTATACCGTGGACTTGGAGTGATACAAATGCCTATGTAATAACTGAGTTCGATTTTACATCAAATGTATCCACTCAAAAAGTATCGTGGGATTTAGAGAGCCAAGTGGTAATTACCTTAAATGACACAGGAGGTGAAAATGGGCAAGTATTAAGGATAAGAGAAGTCGGTCTTGAAATAGAGTATAAGCTTGAAAAAGGTTTTGGGACTATGATACATACTGTAGAGTATTTAACTAGAAGTTATGAAGATGACACTTCTCAGAGAGATTATTTTGACCGAATGGATACTTGGGTGGAAACTCAATCAGAGACAACTCGCATAGTAACCCATCAGGATAAGACTGCTCCTAAAGACGTAGATATAGTTTATATTGCAGCTAAGGGTAGGAAGTATGGAAGTTGGATAGATGAAAACTCAAGAGGGAGTGGACAAAGTGGGGATAATGGGTATGCAGCAAATGATTTAATTCAAAATCCAGTTTATATTATTGAAGATATACTAAGAACTGAATTAGGATTAGCTACTGCAAGTATTGACTATACTACCTTTGATGCTATTGGGAATACTTCAAATGGTACTTTAGGCACAGCTTTTGGAGATGCTGTATTTGATGTAAAATTTGCATTTTCTCAGTATAAATTTATAGATGGTATTGGATTAATTAACAAGATATGTAAACAAACTGGGCTGTATTTCTTTTTTAATGGTGAAGGTAAAGCTACCTTAAGACAAAGATTAAGGGCAGCTTCTTATGCTAGCTCTGATAGAACAATAGATTTTAATGATTGTCAATTTGGTGGGTTTACTAAGACTTCTATAAATACTGTTAAAAACAAAATTAATATAAATTATCAATATGATTATGGGACTGAACAAACATTGTCTAGCGATTCTTCTAATGATACTACCAGTAGAGATAAGTATGCAACTGATAGTAAATATTTAACCCTAGAGCTAGATGCTGACTGTATACAAGACAAGACTACAGCAGAAAATCTAGGCAATAGCTACTTAGATTGGTTGAAAGATAGGAAATTAGTTGTTTCATTGTCTACAGTCAGTCCTAAATATTTAGATTTAGAAATTGGGGATATTGCTATTATTTCAAACATCCCTTCTGATTTAAAAGCCTATGGAACAGCTATAGCATCTAGTGATTACTTTATAGTAACTAGTATATCTAAGTTACCTAATATGACAAAATTAACTTTAACAGAGGTGTCGTAATGGCAAGACAATTTATATATGATAGTGTGGGTTTTTCAGAAGCAACTTTACAAGCTGGCTCTTATGTGAAGACTGGTGATAATTACGCTTTTACTGCAAATAGTGCATTAATTAGCAATTTAGAGAGATTGAATGACCAAAATATCTCAGTATCTCTTGGCTTGGGGTGGGTACGGTATGAGGTTGTTCAGATAGACTTAGGTTCTCAGAAATCACCAGATACTATAGCCGCATATCATCAAACAGTAGCAGAAAATAACCAGCTATTAATATATGCTTCTGATTCAGCAACAAGTTGGGTAACTGCGGACTATATTACAACCACCAGCGGGACATTACCTATTGACACATGGACTGTTGCCAGTATGCCTGTGACGGATAAACGGTATATCTATATGTATAATGGTACTGACGATAATTATATGAACGTATCTGAAATGTTAATAGGTTCAAAATATACTTTCGATGTAAACCCAGAGTTAAATTCAAAAATTGGAGAAGAGTTTGGGACAGATATAGTAACTTCCTATGGTGGGAATGAATACGCTAATAAAAGACACGCTCCAAAGACTACATGGGATTTTACTTTTTCACATATATTAAGTACACAAAAAACTGCCTTAGAAGCTTTAAACGCTAATGTACAAGATTGGAAGAAATTTATATATTACGATGATAATGCTTATCACTACGTAAGGCTTGTAAACCCAATTGAATTTACTGAGGTTGCACCTAACGTATTTAGTGCAAATGTGAGCTTAAGAGAACAATTGACATAGAGTATCGGATAAATAATAAAACGAGCTTCTAGGGGTATATTTGAGCCTTATATAGCTATATTAGGGGTCGGGTATAACTATATTTAATTCTATTGCACTCCACCTTATTAACCTCTGTCTCTTATACACATCTGACGCTGCCGACGATCTTACGCGTGTAGATCTCGGTG